AGTTTGAGAAGGACTATGACGAGTTGCCCGGCCGGACTGAGAAGGGCGAAGCGACGATCAAGGGGCAATTGGCTGGCACGCTTGGCAAGATGAGTGATAGTTATTTGCGCGCCAGTGGGCATTACGACAGTGACGAGGGTGGCGGTAGTCAGGTTGTAATTAATGTTGATATGGGCGATGCTGAGGTTGAGGTGGATCGTTCGGGTAAGAAGGCCAGGGTCAGCCGTAAGAAAGATGATTAATGTCGAACAACGTAATCAGTTACCGTGCATCTCCGACATTGAAGCGGTTTCATGCGAGCAATGCTTTTGTGAGGGAGATTAAAGTGCCTTTGGGGTGTGTTGCGCCTGATACGCTGGTTATAACAGAGTTTGGCCCTGTTCCCATTTGCGAGATAACGAGTCCAGTGCGTGTTTTAAGCTGGAATCCTGATCTGGGTCGATACCAGCTTTCTCTAACAGGTGGCGCGTTCCCGAAAGGTGCGGACTATCTTTATCGAGTGACAACCACGCGAGGAGAACTTGCCGTAAGCGGACATCACCGGATTTTTTGCGCTGACGGTAGCTATCAACGGGTTGATAAGTTGTGCCGAGGTCAGAGCGTTTCCCTATGTTCTGATGACCGTCTTTTGTCCAGTTCCGCTTACCTGTCGAAGTTGCCTTCAGGTGAGTGGCATTGCTCTCGAAAACTCGCAGATTTTGCGGGTCGTTATGCAGAGTCAGCCCGTCAATATGGTCAACAACTTCTTGAGGCTGAAGGTATCGACCAAGAGTTTGTTCCATCACAAAGCGATGCTCGGGAATGCGCCCAGTCTGGCGCGCGTAAGGGTGGTTCTTCGGTGCCGGGATGTTTGCATAACCATCATGATCAATGCAGCGGCCCCCTTTCCATGCGGGGTTTGATTCGCCACGCGGAGGACCGGATGGAAGCCGGGGCAAGCTTTTTTGCTTCATTACCTTACGAACATAACGCGGAGTCAGGCCAATTTTTTTTGCGATCTCTCCGGAAGATGTTTTTCCGTCAGCCATCTGAATTATTATCTGAGTGTTCTGATTCATACACTTGCTCCTTATCCTACGGGAACATAGTAAAAATAGAGCGTGAGACTGTCAAGCGCGCTTATTGGGATATGCAGGTGTTTGATACGAATAACTATGTAACTGTTGATGGCACGATTCATCATAACAGCGGCAAAAGTGTAGGTATGTGCTGGGAGGTGTTTCTTCGGGCGCGTGACATGATTCCCGGCGAGGATGGTTGGAAGCGTTCCAAGTGGCTGGTGGCCAGGAATACGTTGCCTCAGCTTGAGACGACGACGATTGAGACCTGGTTGCAGTGGTTTCCTGAGCATTTGTTTGGCCGGATGAACCGGAAGCCGCCGTATCATCATCATATAAAGCTTGCGGATCACAAGATTGATTTGAATGTTGTTTTTCTGGCTTTGGACAAGCCGGAGGATCAGCGCAAGCTTTTATCGTTTGAGGCGACGGGTATATGGTTTAACGAGGCGCGTGAGATGGATTATGAGTTGATCAGTGCGGCGACGGGTCGTGTTGGCCGTTATCCTTCAATGCGTGATGCGCCGGATATAATCAAGAATCTGGGGGCCAAGCGGATTAAGTTTATTCAGGAATATGTTGTTGATGCGGACTTTGAGCGTTGTCGTAAAAAGGCGAAGCTGACAAAACGCGATGCTGAGAATTTTATGAAGCAGGAAGGTTTTGATATTGCGTGGAAGTGGATGACGCAGCGTTATATTATCATGGATACGAACCCGCCTGATGACGAGAATTGGTGGTACAAGATGGCTGAAGAGGATGCCTGGGCGGTTGATGAGAATGGCAAGGGGTGTTTGCGTGAGAATATTTTGCCGCATAACAGGTGGGATTTTTTCGATCAGCCTTCGGGTTTGAGTGACGAGGCAGAAAATATTGAGAACTTGAAGGGTGGACGTAATTATTATTTGCAAATGATGGGCGGTAAGTCGAAGGAATGGATCGATATTTACGTTCATGGTCAGTATGGGTTTGTGAAGCACGGGCTGGCAGTTTACGGCAGGTCATGGGATGACGAGCGGCATAGTGTTGATGATCTTCGTGTTAATCCGAACGGGAAAATTTATATAGGGGTGGACGCTTCGGGGCGGCATCCGGCTGCTGTATTTGCTCAGAAGACGATGCGCGGGCAATGGCAGATTTTGCATGAGCTTTGCGTTCAGGATGAAGAAGGTATGGGGGCCGTTATGTTTTCGCGGCTTTTGAAGGATGAGATAAACCGTGAGTTTGGCGGGCATGAGATTGGTGGTATATGGGGTGATCCGGCTGGGGACTGGCGGTCTCAGAACGATGAGCATACGTATTTTGATATTTTGCGCTCAAACGGCATTGCGATTAAGTCTTCGCCGGGTTTAAGGATACCGGACAGGACTGAAACGGTGCAGGCGGTTCTAGAAAGTAATGTTGATTCTCAGCCCAAAATACTTGTGAGCCGGAAATGCAAGATTTTGCGGCGTGGTTTTAACGGGGGATACAGGTATAGAAAGTTGAACAAGTCAGGTGATGAAGCGCAGTATGATCCCAAACCTGAGAAAAACCGTTTCTCGGATGTTCATGATGCATTACAGTATTTATTGACGGGTGCGGGTGAGATGCAAAAAATCAAAAGAGGTGGCGGTGATGAACGAAAAGTCATCCAGGCAGGGACAGGGTTCAGCGTCTTTGGTTAAGCCTGAGCATTGGCATACATGGTATGTCGGGTTTGGCATTGGAAATAATTTTCCTGAATGGCAAAAATGGTTTTGTAAGCCTGAGTGGTCGCATTGTTTTTGTTTCGCGCAGGTCGGCCCGTTTACGCAGGTTGTTAATCCGGGATGGGACCGTCTTGAAATTGGCTTGCGTGATACTAGCGCGGAAGAATATGCCCGGCAGTTTAAGGAGAGCGGGTGGACCGTTATCAAAGTAGATCTTGCGCCGGAGAAAATGAAGTACAAATCAATCTGGATACCGAATTGCGTATCTGTCGTAAAAACAGTTATTGGGTTTAATACAGGGTGGCTTGATTACAATCCTGAAAAGTTTGCAAAGGCGCTTGTCAGGAGTGGTAAAGCAGTGGTACTATGATACCGAATAACGTGGGGAGGTTATATGGGATTTGGCGGCTCACCTGAACCAAAAGGTCCAAGCAAGGCCGAGCTTGAAGCGCAAAAAAAGCGTCAGGAACAGCTTGAGCGTCAGCGCAAAGAGGCTGAAGCGGAGGCGCAGAAGCTAAAAGACGAACGTCAACGCGAAAAGCAGGCGCGTAAGCGCAGGCAGCGGGGGCGGTTAAGCCTTATTTCGGGGTCAGAGCTTGGTGAAAAAGATAGTTTAGGGTAGATTATGGCGACTTTATATATTGAAGAGTATGCAGACTTACAAGAAGATGTAACAGGCACAACAATGCAGTCTCCGGGGGGGCTTGTAGCAAAGCAGAAGGTTTCTATAGGCGCAGCAAGTGCCCAATCTGTTGCGTTTAATAGTCGCACTGAATTTTTGTTAATTACCAGTGATGTTGATTGTCAATTTGAAATTGATAATGACCCGACTGCTGACGGGGACAGTCGTTTTCTTCCAGCCGCGCTTTTACGCTCTGCTTCTACAGAAAACAAAACAAAAATAGCTGTGATTGAAAAGCAGTGATGACCTCAGCAAAAGACATTATTAAAAGGTTTGGTAAGGCAAAAAGTCGGAAAACAAACTGGGCTGAAACCTATGAAGACGCGCTGGAGTACGCAGCTCCGGGGCGCAATACTTTTGATGAGGAGTTCCCGGGGCAAGAAAAGCAGGGCGAGGGGAAGGTTTTTGACTCGACTGCGCTTAACGCAATGCAAAAGTTCGCGTCCAATATTCAGTCAAGTCTGACTCCTTCCATGCGGCAATGGATTAAGCTGAAGCCGGGATCGTCTGTAGAAGAAGACGAAGGGCTTACCGAACAGCTTGCGGAAATAACGAAAGTTATGTTTTCGCATATAGCTAACTCGAACTTTGATACGCAGATTGCAGAAAGTTATCTTGATTTATCAGTTGGTAC